AACGGGTTTTACTGTTCACTTCAAAAATTCATCAAATGCTTCGATTGATAGAAATTTCACTTATCAGGCTGTCGGATTTGGTAAAGGAGGGTAGAATATGCACAAGGTAGCTTTTTAAATGGCACAGGTATCAGATTACAGTATTGCTAATGGAACAGGGTCGGCTGTGAGAACCGACCTCAATAATGTCTTTGCTGCTATACAAAGTTTAAATAGTGGATCAGCAGATCCTAGTGGTACACAGGTAGCGTTCCAACTGTCAGTTAATACAACATCAAATCTTCTTAAGCTAAGAAATGCAGCTAATAATGGATACATCGAGATTGGTAATGTCACGCAAGCAAATTTAGGTCTAGCTCCAGTTGCAGGAGCAACATTTACTGGAGATGTTATACATAATTACACAACAGCTTTACAGATACCTGTTGGAACTACTGCACAAAGACCTGGTTCGCCATCAACAGGAGACTTTAGATTTAACAGTACAACTACTTCTGCTGAAATATATAACGGATCTGAGTTTACTGCTGTAGGAGGCGGTGCTGGAGCTACAGGTGGAGGTAATGATGAAGTATTTTTTGAATCGGACACTAACGTAACAACAAACTATACGATAACATCAGGAAAAAATGCACACACAGTAAGTCCCATCGTAAATGCTGGTGTTACTGTAACTGTGCCTTCTGGCAGTTTATTAGTTATTATTTAATTATGAGCTTAGAACTTTCTGGAACAACTGGTGTTAAAGGTGTAGCTGGATCAGTTTCCGCACCAAGTATTGTTGGAGATGACACAAATACAGGAATAAGTTTTCCCTCTGCTGACACTATCAAGTTTTCAACTGGTGGTGTTGAGAGAATGTCAATCACAAATAGTGGTGTAAGTGGAATAACTGCTGGAATAACGGAGGCAGACCAATGGAGAGTAACATCAGACTTTACTATGGGTCAATTTGCAGCAAATATTACTTCAAACTGGGAAAGAAATGATACGTCATTTGAAAAAATTGGTACTGGAATGTCTGTAAACGGCAGTAATGGACATTGGACTTTCCCTTCAACAGGAAAATGGTTAATACAAGTACATTGGATGGGTAGAAGAGCATCAGGTAATACTTACTCAGGTCTGCATTACATTTTTGGTATGAGTGATGGAAACCAATCTAATGGTTTTGATTTAGCAACATCAGAAGTTGGTAATGGTGCTAATGAAAATGTAAATACAGCATTTATGCAAGTTATTTTTGATGTTCAAGATACATCAACACATAGGGTTCTTTTTGGATACTACGACTACTACACACAAACTACAGTTTATAAGGGTCATACAAGTAAAAATGAAAATTCATATACATTTATAAAATTAGGAGAAACATAGTATGGCAGACTCAATAACAAATAGACCAGATCATATACAAGATTATCTTATTACTCTAAGAACTGGACAATGGTTTGGTTGGACAGATAGTAAAAATAAAATCTATGCAAACCTTGTAGTGCATGATGGTGGTTCAAAACCTACAGAATCAGATTGCACAAATGGACTTGCTGCACTACAGGCTGCATGGGATTTAGAAAACGATAGTTACAAATCTAAACGTAGAGCAGAATATCCAAATATTGAAGAACAGCTTGATACCATTTATCATAGTGGTGTAGCTGGTTGGAAAACTTCTATCAAAGCTATCAAAGACAAATATCCTAAACCATGACAGCAAAGATTAAATTAAACGCAGCATCAGGGGGTGGGTCTGTTAGCCTTAAAGCACCTTCTTCGACTACAGGTAATGCTGCTATTGATTTACAATTACCAGTTGCTGATGGAACATCAGGCCAAGCTATTGTTACAGATGGTTCTGGCAATCTGAGCTTTGCTGCTGCTGGCAATCCAAATGGTTTGCAAGTTTTAGAAGAATTTTTTGTACCTTGTGATGGTACAGCGGTAACAACTGCTCAAGGTTCTGTTTCTATACAAAATGTTACTGCTGCTCAAGATGTTCCGTCATCTTTAACTACCTGTACTGGTTCTGAAATTTCATACCAACCCCCTGCAAATACAAAAATTGTTATATATACTTTTCAATTTGCTATGACTTATAAAGATGACCAGAATATTACTGGATTTCAAATCCAACTTGATGGAGCAAAAGTAAATAAAAGAGCTTATACAGTTAGAGGTTATAACAATAATTATCATCCAGTAACTATTACACATCCTTTTAGAATTGAATCTGGCTTAAGTGCAGACGCAGATGTAGGTCGTGTCCAAAGTTGGAGTAGTGCAAAAACTATAAGAGTTCAAATGAGATATTGGGCGAGTAATTACGAAGCATCTATTCACAAACTTGGTGAAGGATTCCAAGTAAGTCAAGCAAATAATTTGGATAATAATGTGTTTAGTATGCCTTGTGTAGGCATCAGAGCTATAGGGTCAATCTAATGGAAACTTATGAACTTAATCGAATAAATGGTAAGCCTTCAACAAATGAGCAAGGCTACAAGTCCACAAGAGAACAATTAGATTTATTGTGGCATGATATAGATGACGGCAAATTTGGTGCTGATGCTAAAACAGGAGCATGGTATTTAGATGTAAAAGCTGTCAAAGAGAGATTTCCCAAAACCTAGTTAACTATGTCAGAGATCAAAGTAAATTCGATAAAAGGAGTTGCAGCCAGTAGTGCTGCTATTACTGTCAACAATACTGATGGAACGTGTACTGCGAATCTTACTAATAATCGAAGTAGCAAAAACAAAATAATTAATGGATCATTTATGATTAGTCAAAGGGGTACGTCAGAATCAGGAATAAATGGTGCTAATGAGGGCTATAGACAAGCACCAGATAGATGGAAAGTTGAAGGTGCTACTTTTGGAGCTCATACAGTTAGTCAATCAACAGATAGCCCTAATGAATTTGGTTTTTCTTATAGAGTTAATTGCACTACTGCTGAAACCTCTCTTTCTGCTTCATCATTTTTTGAAATCATACAAAAAATAGAAGGTTTTAATGTACAGGATTTTGCTAAAGGTACATCAGATGCAAAACAATTTGCTTTAAGTTTCCATGTTAAAACCACAAAAACAGGAACTTATGTTGTGATGTTATTTGATCACGACAACAACAGAATGTGTTGTAAAACATATACTGTTTCTGATACAAATTGGAATAAATATGAATTAATTTTTCCTGCTGATACCACAGGAGCTTTTGATAGTGATAAAAATGGCTCATTAAGTGTAAAGTTTGTACTTGTAGCTGGTACAAATTTCACGAGTGGAACTTTACAAACCACATGGGGAGGTTCGTCTAATGCAAATAGTAGAGTAGGCCAACTTAATTTTGCAGACTCAACATCAAATAATTGGTATCTCTCAGGAGTTCAATTAGAAGTAGGTGGTGTTGCAACAGACTATGAACATAAATCTATTACTGATGAATACTTAGGTTGTGCTAGATATTTTCAGCAATTTGGTGGAACTAGAGTATATTTTGCAGGTAGAACATCTAATCAAGATGGTCTTGGAGTTTCCCCTGCTTGTCCAGTTCCTATGAGAAACACCCCTTCGGTTAGTGGTGGTGGTTCTTATGAATTATTTTCATCTAGTGGTACAGGAAGTTCGTCTGTTACACCAACAATAGAAACTTATCAAACTCGTGATTTTAATCAATGTTTTTTAGGAAATGTGACTTTTGTACTTGCTTCTGGCACATATTGTAATGACGCAAGGGTGGGATCAGTTAGAATAGGGGATACATTAAATTTTGATTCAGAACTTTAATTATGGCTAAATACATAATCAGAAAAATTAATACCAATGAAGGTGTAAAAACAGATATTCTTGACCAAGAATCAACACCAAATGTAGCTATTCCTTTTGATGAAGGAAATAGACATTATCAACAATACTTAGAGTGGGTTGCTGAAGGAAATACAGCAAAAGAAACTCAGATTAATTAACCTTTTCTTGCATTTGTCTTGTCATTATCCCCATAGTGACGTAGAGAGGGGATAGAGCTACAATAAG